TTGCTGGATCGACTTTGCCATTTTCTCCTTTGTATTTCTCTTCGATTTCTCTCTGCTGTGTGTTGAGAATTGAAGTATACATAATGACTTCAGAACCAGCAAACGATGGAAGATTGACGGTCACTGTGACTCGTCAACCAAGACTGAATTCAACTGATTTTTTCGCTGACATAGTGGGGAAGGATAAAAAATAGAACGGGGGTTTTGTGGCAACCCCCAAAGCCGTCTTTTGGACTATGAGTATACAGAACCAGCTTTTGAGTTGGTGACAGATATTCTGACAGCTCGTCAATCGCTTGAATCGTAGAACAATTCGCCTTCAATAGAAGCGGCATAGAGTTCATTCGTTCCAGTTGGCATTTCGTAGCTTGTGAACCTGACATCTGACATTTCAATCAGAACTTTATATGGCAAGTTTCCAGTGTCTGTTGCAGAAACAATCTCGTTGTTTGTGATGGTGATGATTCCAGCACGACGAGTTTGATTCAAATATCTGTCTCGGTCTATGACAGACTCAAAGTATCGAGAGAATTTGAATTTTGATGAAGCAGCCTTCGGAGCAATGACAGAAGGTGATTGACGGAGTGAACCGAAACGCTCTTCAAGATCATTCATATATGAAAATTCCCAGTCTTCACAGTTCTCAACAGTTGCCGAAGCGGCAGCAGTGAGGTTTGCACCAAACTGAAATTTTGCGTGGAAGAATGAAGCAACTTTTGCAGCAGTTCCATATGAAGGAGTCTGTGGAAGCAATTCAACCTTCGCATTATTTGCGACAGTGTATGAGTTGCCAAGAGTTGCGATGGTGATTGTCTTGCTCGTGAGAGACATAGAAGCAACCGCATCTGTTTCGTTCTGTGGCGTCTCGTCATAAGTATTGACTGTGTCAGAGGTTGTGAAACCTTCAGCAGAATCAAGATAGAGAGCAACGCTTGAACCAGCAGCTGCATTCGCAATCAATTTTCTTCGTTGAAGAATGCCGTGCGCCTTGATAGCGACTTCGAGTCCGATGATTCCATCGCTTCCGCTAATTTTGAAATCATTGACGAGCGCACCATATGCACGATCCACTTGATAATTCTGACGATTGTTGGCTGTGTCGGTCAAATTTCCCTTGCCTTGCTCAATAGAGAGACCATAGAGAGTATTTGAGACCGTGATTGTGTGTGTGAAGACAGAAGTGTCGGTCAAACTCGAAACATCAGCAGAACTGACGCTTCCGAGACCAGCACCAATCCAATGAACACACTCATTGAAATCAAGGTCAAATTTGTATGACCCTTCTGCTGTGATTTTTCCTGGAACGACATTGAGTGCTGACCATCTATTGTTTTGGATAGGGTCATTCGCAATGACTTCTTGTTTCAACATCACATCGCCTTCTTTGAAGCGAATGAAGTTTGTTGGTTTGACAGCTGTCGCAAGGGTTGATTCCTTTTTGACCGCGAGATATGATAATCGTGTTGATCACATAGAGAGAAAAATGAAAAAATAGAATTATTCGACTTCAGTTGCTTTGAATGAACCGCTTCGTTTGCCACCTTTCTCGACCAGTTTCATTGAATCATTCAAAAGCAGAACATCTGCTTCTTCTTGAGTCACATCGAGAGTTGAACCAGGCGCAATTGCTGGATAGCCAGCGAATGCCACTGCTTCTTCTGAAATGTTTTTGATTGTCACCATAAAAGGAGAAATGAAAAAATAGAATTATCTGTCACCGATTGCCGTCACAACGACAGTGGTTGTCACCTCGAAGGTCGGAAATCCACGAACATCACTGAAGGAGTAGTTCACGGCACGAACGCTGGCATCTTGCGACGCAAGGCGATTGTTCCCATCTGGGTCAACAAATGGAAGTGTCGGGTTCTTCTGGATAACGCCACAGACGGAGAATTCCGCCGTCTCGTGGTCATAGTCCGCTTCTTCAATTTTATGGATTGCGTCTTCTATTGCAAAGACTTTTTCTGTTGTCGAAACCTGGAAAACACCGCCAGAAACATATGTTCCAGGATTGCTTCACTTCGCAACAACGAATGAATTTGTTGCTGCTGAAACGATGGAATATGTTCCATTGAACGGTGATGGTGAAACTCCAGAGATTTCGATTTCGTCACCCTCTTCGAGTCCGTGGGCTGTTGAATAAAAAGTGATGGCACTATTGGCATATATTGCGCCAGTGATTGCCACCTGTGAACCCATATTTGAAGCAAAATATTGCTTCTGATTATAGACTAGACGGACTTCAAGAGTGTGTTGTTTTTGATCATATCGTGAACCGCGTCGAATGTAGTCTGTGGCGATTGGTTGAATGCAGATTGCTGGAAGAGATCACTGGGGAATCAAGACTGGATCACCATAGAAAACCCTCTTGACACCCGTGAGAGGTGAGTTGGTTTGAGTGATGGCAGACTTGAGGAGCGATTGAATCGCTGTGATAACATTTTTCATTCGTTCCTATAAATAAGTAAGTAAGCAAAGAGGAAGACGAACAGTGATGAATGTATTGCTTGACTCCAGTATATACCAGAAAAAAAATATTCAATAATCGAAAAACTAGACTTGTTGATTGAATATTCCAACATCGCGTTCAATCTTGAGTTGAAGACTCTTCACAATTTTGACATTTGTGTTGTTGTCTAGGTCAATAAGAACACGCTGCGGAAGACGCCTTCATCATTCCTGGTGATAGATGGCTTTTGGGTCGGTGAAATAGAGCGTTCACATTTTGTCATCGGTTCGAATTGTCTTGCTGCCTTGCATCTTTCCAGTCCATCGGAGAGTGCTTGGATTGTTCGGAGTCCTCTTGTAATATCCCCAACCCCTCTGGCGAGCCTTGATTGTGGACGGTGCAAGAGCAGTCCATCGTGGAGCCTTTTCAACATTGACACCTTGTCATTTGAATATTGCATCGGTTCGATCACCAACAATCTCACAAGCCGATTGAAAAAACTCCCGAAGATTCGCTAGGCTAGTTGTCAGCACACGGAGATTTCTTGAGAGTTGAACTTGTCAGTTGACGACAAAGGTTAGTTGCATATTACCATTTCATTGAGACAGAAAATATATTCTCTCACTCAACAGCACCGCCAGCAGCGAAAGTCCCAGCAGTCTGTTTTGCAATTCTTGTGAATTCATTTCAGTTTATATCCAAGAGGTGAATTGGATTGTCAGCATCAGAGAGACGAGCCATCAGTGCTTCTCATTCTCTGACCTTCTGTTTTCATTCTTTCTTGCCAGCATCAAAATCATCAGTGCCAAACTCTTTCATCAATAAATATCCAGCAGCAATGAGTTCTTCAGCGCGCTCGACATATCCTTCAGCGTGTGAACCGACAAAATCTGCATTGGCAGAAGTAAATTTTGTTATGTCATAACTGGCAGCAATGAACGATTGAACGATTGCGTGTGCCTGGGAAATATAGACATCAATCGAAGTGTCAGTGACATTGGTGTTGCCAGTGAATCCAGCTTCTGCACGAACGCGAGTTGTGGAGACATAAACTGGATTGTTTGCTTGACCGAGACCGAATGAAGAGAGAGACATATAAAAAGGATTATGAAGTTTTCAGACGAGTATATATATTCGTATTTGTCGGAAGACCTTCTTCATTCTTGCAATCCCAAACCTGGATTTCTCCAATCTCATCTTCAAGAATGATTTGTGTCCCATCAATTCGGAGTGTGGCGCGCTGCATTCGTTCGAGCAAAGCCAACTTGGTTGCATTTGCTTCTCAAGTGGTTTTGACAGAGTTCAGAATCGTTTCTTGACCTTCTGTCATACCAGTTGCCACGGTCAGCGTTCTCACAGTTTCCGACCAGACAGCTTGCGCAATACCTTCGACAGTTATATCGCCAATCTGAAGGTCAGTGGCAGCGATCTTGTCGGCGATTGCTTGAATGATTGCCTGGCTGTCATTCTCGTTGAGTATACCAGCTTGAACCGTGTTTGCAATGGCGGTTCTTTCTCAACTCGTGAGAGTGAGACCATTGGCGGCAAGTGTATTGGTCAATATATCATCAATCTTTGCGAGACGAGTTGAAGAAAGATTTGTGTTGATGGTGTCGACGGCTGTTTTTATAGCACTGAGACGAACGCTGTCTGTGTCCAGGGTCGCGAGAATGTCCGTGCGGAATGAAGAGTTGAAAGCGTATTGATAGCGACCAATGACCGAGTCTGTGCCAGCGTTGGCAAAATAGGCATAGTCTTTCGTCCTATCATACCCACTGTGATTGAATTTATATATGCCGTTCCCAATCTCTGTGCAGTTTCCAGAAGCCGCCGTCGAACCGTCAGAAAGGTCTATCACAGTGACAGCCACTGTGAGACCTGTTGCTGGCGTTCCAGCTGGTGCAACATAGACGAAGCATTGAAACATTGTGGAGAACTAGGAAATAGAGAATGATTTTTCGATTTCGAGTGATTGAATTGTTGCCTGTGCTTCTTCATATTCTGATTGTCCATAGTGTTCGAGAATTGAATCTTCGACCGCTCTGACAACCTGGTTCGAAAGAGTATCGGCAAGATTCTTCCGAAACTGTGTTTTGTCCTTGTCTTCTGGATATTGGTGTTCCATATCCATTTCATCGAACCAGCCAAGTTTCTCTTCAGCTTTATTGGCAATCCATTCCTTGCCGTCTGGAATGGTGATTCGTGTTATGACTTCGATTGTTTTTGACATAGTTTGAACAAATTATTGACAACCTTCACACGGCTCTGGCAACTTCTCTGATCCTGGTGCTGGGTCTGGAAGTTCGAAATTGTCAGAAGGAATGAGAGGTGAAGGAACCGACGCATTCTGTGGCAAAATAAATAATCGAATTTCATCATTGAGAACCTGGATTCTTTTTTCTGTGATAGCATAGACATTCATTTCATCATATATCTGGGCTTTCAAATCCTTCAAGCCAATGAATATCTGATTGAGTCTTTCCATATTGACTTCACCAGAAAATCCGCGGACACATTGTCATCTGTCAAAAGAGAAAATGCCAGGGAACATTCTGAATTGATAGTTTGAAGTCACTGAATCTGGTTTGTCACCTTCACACTTATATTTGAAACACTTGATATTCGGATTCTTCTTGGCGAACTCTTCGAAAACTGGTTTGGTTCTGTCGCAATTCGGACAGCCAGATTCTCGATAGAACATCACGACCATTTTGTCAGTGGATTTCTCAATCATCTCTTGAAAATTCTTTTCATTGACTTCCTGAATCATAGTGTGGTGGTTATAAATTAACGAACGGCTATTTTATGCCATTGCTTAGAAATTATATAGGTTCCAGAACAATATCAACCATAGCTTCCAGAACAACTCATTCCGTCCCAAGAACAGCCAGAAGTGGTTTCACAATCCTCTTGTCACTTTCCAGCACAATCATAAGTCTGCCAACTACAACCCGTAGGAGTACAAGCACCAGAAGAGAGAAACGAACTACACTGTCCATTTTCAATGAATGGATAGAGCAAGGCAGAAGCCCATTGCGTGGATATGCTCAATTCAGAAGCCCCTTCAATCGTTTCTGACCCGTCTGGGTCAACCACCACAGCACCAGCCGAAGAATCAACCTTCTGGACAAAGTATGGACGCCCAATCTTGTTCCCGTCTGCCACATTGGCAATGGCTGGGAGTGCGATTCGAATGACTTCAGACCACGAACAGCCCGTCTCGGCTTCGCACGCTCATTCAGAACCAAAACCCGTGCAACTTGCGGTTCCTCCACAGATTCACCAAGAACCCGTACAATTCCCCGTCGCATAAGAACCCGTACAAGAATAAGAATCATACGAGCCAGAGCAGTTCGCGGGGCTTGTCACATAGGTTCCAGAACAGTTTGAAAAATATGTTGCAGCGTTGCAAGCTGATTCGTCCATATATCCAGAACACCCCCCACCCCCGTCACAGCTCGAACCATTCCAAGAACAAGCCGAATAGTTTTGAGTACAACCAGAAGTTCATCAACAAGTTCATTCATCGCCATTGAAGGCAGAACAATCCGCGGTTGATTCTGTATTCCAAGTACAACCCATATATGATTGACAGGTTCCTTGATCTCCAAACCCAGAACAATCTTGGGGATTATTTGTCCACGAACAACCACTGTATGAATTACAAGTGGATTCATCACCAAAACCACCACAACTAGAAGTTTCCCAAGTGCAACCCGCTTGTCATTCACAGCTTCCCTGGTTGCCGTTATAGTCCGAACAATAGTATGTCGTCCAAGAACACCCAGCCGTTGCGTGTGACGAACACGCCCCTTCGCTTCCATAACTAGAACAAGCGGACGACGGGGTTCAAATACACGCAGTTGAATCGCTGGCGTCACAAAGATTGATAAAGTCAAACTCTCACAAAGTATAGTTTGTGGTTATATACCGACCCTTCCAACCAAAAGAACCATAGTTGCTGAAGGTGCTGTGACCAATAGAAGCAATCCCAGCTGAAACTTTGCCACCGAATGTCCCCACGCCAGTTGAATATATTCACCCAGAATATATTTGTGTGACAAGACTGGTTCCTGTGATTCAACCACCAAACTCGAACATCATTCCGCTTGAACCTGTCATTCTGGCAGTGATTGAACCGTCAGAGTTTCCAGTGATTCCAGATTTGATTGTGCTTCCGAATTTGAAAGCAATATGACTATATGAACCCCCTGGGTTGTGAATTGTGAGGTGATCGACGGTGCTTGGCTGTGAATTGCTGGCTGTCTTGGATATGACAGAAACGCCGTTGAATGTCCCGCCCCCTGTCGCGACCAGGTTTCCCGAAGTGTCGACCGTGAAGAGGTCAGAGAATGCAGCCCCATTGATAGACGCTTGAACCTTCCAGATACCAGTGACAGCAGCTGCCCCAGAGACGGGCAACAGATAGTCTCGAATCTTTACGATATGCGAAGCGGCAGTGGCGTTTGTCTTCCTGGCTGTGCCAACACGCGTGAAAGCGGGCGATACCTGGACAGGCACACCCGTTGTCGCGGCAGTGGTATTTTCTACAATCCAACCGTCTGCCGTAGTGGTGACGAGATTATCACGACGAACCGTCTGCCCCGTAGTCCAAACATAGGCATAGGAAAGAATGATATTGTTGGGAATGACGGGAGGATTTCAAACCATAATTTATTCGGATAGGCGAGGGTCAGGAGTAGAAATGAGAATCGCGGCAATCATATCGGCATAGTTCGAACCAAGAGTGTCAACAGTATACAGTCGCCGTTCAATCTCTTCTTGGTCACGAATACCAGATTCCCACAACTCTCGGAATAATGGTGAGAACTCTTCGACCCAGTGGGCGGAAATCTGTTCTGTACTTATCCCCATTTTTTTTGCCATCTTTTCCATCAGAACAACCTGGATTTTATTTTCTGGCAAGTTGTGGGGATAGTGTGTTTCCATATTATTCTTCTTTTCATTTTAGGAAATAGGTCTTTTCGGCAAGTGGTATGAATGGAATATATGCGAAAGTAAAGACCATTTTGAGAAACCAGCTTCACCACATAAATTCCCACCAGCTTCGTGTGACACCCAAAACAACGATGGAAAATATGATACTCTCAATCATTGAAGCAACTGACACGCTGACAATATATGAAGCCACTTTTCAAAATCTCAATTCCGTCATTGTCTCAAGCATAGAGAGAAGAACAAATTGTGCTATGTAGAAAGAGAGGAATGCACCCGTGGCAATCTGAATGGCTTCGTTGGCAATGAGATTGACCGCGAAGGCATAGAGTTCATTCCCTGGGCTTGTAGGAACACTCACAACGAAGAAGAGAATCGCTGCAACCGCCAAAAGATTGAAAAGAGACATATTCAGACCACGGAGAAAGAACTTTCGTCATTCCTTCATATAGATCATTGTCTGAATCACAAACACTGTGGAGAAAAAAAGTGAACCGATAGAACTGACAACGCCAGCAATATGAATCACTTTTGAACCGAGAAAAATCACCAGGAGTAAATTGACAACCACGAATCCTATCAAACGATAACTGGTGTTAAAATAAAGCGACCAGGCTATTGTGCAACATTGTGCAAAAAAGAGGAAAAGCAGTTCCATATTTATTGGGGTGAAGAAGTTTCATTGAATTTCTTTTTGAAATAGTCTTCTATGAAGTCGATTGACCGTGTCCCCATATAACCGCCGAGACCAGCGAAGAGGATTCTGACTTGCTCTGACACACCGAGGACTGCACCAAATGATGCGAACATATATCCAGTGAATGTTGAAATGAACATTCAAGCGATAAAGAATCCCCAGTGAAATTTTCCTGACATTTGATACTCGTGAAGGTTTTTTGCAATGCCTCAAATCATCGAAACTATTATGTAGATGACTTGAATTGGGAGATTCTTCATAAAAGCAGAAAATTTACTTGTTATTTTTCTCACGGGAGAGGATTAAGAGATCACGAAGGATTGTGTTGTTGTTGTCGATTTGGAAATCCTTGCCGATAACAAGTCCACATTCCTGGAGTCCGAAAACCAATTCGGGTTTGTTGTACTTTTCAACCTTCTTGCCTTCTGGTGCTTTGACTGGAACGAAGACGACATCTGAATCTGACTTCGAGACCTGACCACCTGAAGAAGATGATTGGTCAGCATTATTTCAGACATCAGAAACTTCTTTCTTGCTGTCAGAAACATTTGAACCGATTTGCTGTGCTGGATTCTGCAAACCCAATTCATATGCCTTCTTGCCTTCTTCGGCAATTTTCAAATGACCGTCGGCTTTGATCACTGCAAGCTGTTCATCTGTCACTTCACACCAGGCTGGCTTTGTTGTAAAAACGAATCAACAACGGTTCATTTTTCCGTTGGGGTGGTTCGGGAATAACTGAACAACGATTTTTTGCAACTTGACCATAGTGGGGAAAGTAAAAGATAAAAAGAAACCTTGCGGATTCCGTAGAACCCACGACGCGAGGTCGTGAGTTCTGGGAAGCTGAAAAGCGATTATGCCTTGCAGATTGCACACTGTCTCCAGTCTGCATATCCAAATGCGAAACGACCATCAACACCGTATTTGATTTCTTTGTGATCAAACAACGCACCATCATCAGTGTCGAAAGTGAGTGCCTTTCGATTCTGGAAGATGATAGGTTTCACAGGAGCTGACAAGTCCATAATGTAATATGTCGTTGTGCTTGTGAGATACGGATTGACGATGATTTTGAGTCGTCCACGGAGTGCATTGTTTGCATTCGTGTCGCCAGTACCCATCGGCTCGAATATAGCGCGTGCAGTCCATTCAAGGGCTGGTGGAACCATAATATGAGTCGGGTTGATACCTACGAGACCACCAACATCGTCTTTGTAGACAATCATTGCTGAAATGACTGTTTCGACGTGCGCGATAGTGAGAGAAGAACTTGTGAACAAGTTGCTTTGTGTGCCAGAAGAACCTTCTGAATGATCGCTGTCAAAGTAGTATTGACCGTCATAACAGAGAGAAGTTTCACCAGCTTCGAGAACTGTGGTATAAAATTCATCATACCCTTTCTTTGCAGCTGCACCGATTGCATTGACTCGAATCTTGATCTGACCATATTGATCATCGTCAAGAGCGTTCTTGTCAACTGAAATGCTGGCTTCATAATCCTCATTGACCACAGTGAAACCGTGTTCGATAATTGCCTTCGCCTGGCGTTCATCTTTCCATTTACGAAGACGAGGTGTTGAACCAAGCCAAGCATAGACTTCAGAAGCCTTTGTCGAAGGGATTTCAGTTGTGACATCTTGATAGATTGTGACAACTGACTTTTGACCGTTCATAAACTCTGTTCGAAGACCAGAGGTGAGCAGTCGTGGAATGTCTGCGCGTGTAAGCATACAAAAATTTTGTTAGAGAGATAGAAGAATTATGCCTTGAGAAGAGTCACTTTGAAGGTGTTGTTCGCAGTAGCAGCCGCCGCGAGGGTGACTGTCAATGTCGTTCCAGACACCGCCACATTGTCAACAAGCTGGTCTTGATTTCCAGTTGATATGATACCAATTGGAGTTGAACCAGAAGTGACTGTTGCTGTTCCAGTTGTCGCTGTTGCGAGAACTGTGACCGCCGCAGTTTCCAAGAGATCAGAAGCAGAACCAGGAACTGAATCAGCTTTATTGCCGATATGATTGTCAATTCGGACATATGCAAGTGAAGCAGATTCAACTTGTGCAATTGTTCCGATACAAGATTCAGGATTTCCAGCGTCAGAAGTGATTGTGACAACTGAATCATCTGAAACATTGTTCACGAAGACTTTCTTTCCAACATCTGCTTGTGTGAGAGTATCACTGAACGGAAGTTTGAAGAGACCTTCTTGATAGAGACGGACATCTATTGCTGACGCTGCACCAGCAGAATTGTCAGCAGTTTCAAGACAGATTCCAGCGAAAACATCGCCATTGGCGAGTGTATTCACTGAACTATCTGGAGAGAATGCAACTTTTGTTGCAGACTTCAAAAATGTTGGAACACCTTTGAAGATTTTTGTCGACGCTGCAACTGGGTGTGATACTACATCACCCTCTTTGCGAGCATTATCGATGGTAGCGGCAAGACCTGTCATATATGAATATGGCTAAAAAATAGAATTATTTGACTTTCTTTTGAGATTCCTTGAAAGAAGCAATGGCATCTTCACGAGATTGACCAAGTTTCGTTTCGAAGAATGAAATCTTCTCTTCGTCAGCAGCAGAGAATTGTGCTGGTTGTTCACCGCCATTCCCACCGTGACCTTTCTCTTCGCCATCAATCTTCTTCATTTTTTCAATGATAGAGAAGAATTTGGCAGCACCCTTCTCACTCAAAGAGAGAGCAAAATCAACAATCTCCTGGACATTCTTTGGGACAATTACGCCCTTTTTGTTTGTTTCAGAAAACGCCATTCCTTCAACCTTTGAAGTGATCACGGTCTTTCTTGCTTCACGAACTGTTTTTGCAGCATCGGCAGCAAGTTTTTTGAAGCCTTCATATTCAGAAGCCTTGATTGTGACATCTTTGTCTTCTGACGCTTCAACTTTCTTTTCCTCTGTTTCTGTCTCTGTTTCAGTTTCTGTCTCTGTTTCAACCTCTGTTTCAGTGGTTGTTTCTGTTTCTGTCTCTGTTTCCGTTTCAGTTGTGGTTTCCTTTTCAGAGTCAGCAGCATCTGGAAGAGCAACTGCCTCGTCAAAAGCCGCCTTGATTTCTGGTGTGACATCACTTGGTGACATCTCGTTGAAACACGCCTGAAGGTCATCGCGCTCATCTGGTGTGATGGATTTGCGATCACCCAATTGTGTCAACTTGTTGAGAATTTTCAGCATTGGATTGCGAGAATTAAAGATAAAAACCGACGAATCGTTCCCCGTCTCCTTTTGGTGATGGTTGGCTGCTTCATCAACCATTTCTTCTGACGCAAGCAATGGTGTCATTGCTTTGAAGAATGGTCGATTGGTGAACGCACCTCCAATCAACAAATTTCGAACTACGGAACCCGTTTCTTCGTCTTTTTTTTGGAATACTATTTCGGGAGAAAAGTATTTGTATGCTCATTCAGTGAGCAGTTCTGCACCTTTCTTGGTGAGTTCTATTTTTGCAAACAAGGCATCTTTGCCTTTATTGTATACATCTTTGAACCAACCGAGGGCTTTGTGATTGTCTTCGTGGTTCTCATCGACAGCAAGTTTGATTTTTCTGACATTCTTGTCAAAGTTCGTTTTGACCTCTGACAGTGTTGTTGCAGTTATATTGAGTTTTCAAATCATTGGGTGATTCCAAACTCCCGTTCGCATAATCTGAATATCCACGAGATCACCAGCGTTGAATTTTTTTCCTTCCGCTGGGGCTGTCGGTATATCAGAGAAAAACGCCTGGAAGTGGATTTCATCGTTTTCGTTGCAGCAGACTTCACTTGGAGACGCTTGATCCTGGACAACGAGTTCGTCAACCAGACTTTCAATCTGTGTCTTCTCCATTGTGTTGACCAGTTCCTGAACCTTTGTGTTCATCACGAGATTTTTCATTCTCCAGAGAACACGATCAAAAGTCTTGGCATCAAGACCTTTGTCATAGATTATTTTCATAATCGTCTCGGCTTGTTTCTGTGAAACTTGTGTCGCATCAGCGAAAGATTTTGATTTTTCCTGGAGTGCTTTTTTGTTCATATCCTAAATGATAGAAGGTAAAGTTTCGTCAATGGCAAATTCCGTTTTCTCGTCCGCAGTGGCTATTGCTTGCAACCTATTTTCAATTTGACTTCTCAAATCAAGATAGTGTGACAATGCTTCGTGTTTTCCAACCACCTTTTCTCTTTGAGAATTATAGATTCCATTTTTTGTTTTGCAAGTCTCATCTTCAATTTGTGACTTTCGTTTGTTGATTCTTTCCATCAAATATTCTTCCGCCAATTTCAATGCACCAATCATCGGGAGTTCAAGAAACTCTTGTCCCTTCATTCGGATTTCTACCGAATTATTTTCCTGAAGTTGAATGGATAGAATTGCCACCATAACTTTTTTTTTGTTTTATAGATTTTGAGACCGCACAGATTTGTGCAAATCAATAGAACGGAATTGTGACTGTGTTTTTTTCCATATCGACGCATCTCTATAATAATAATATTTACTATATCTATACTATACTATGAGAGTTTCTGAAGGGTTTCAGACATCAGAAACATATCAGAAACCCAGCAAACCTCTCCAATATAACGACCAATTAAAAATGAGTTTTTCAATCTGTCAATAAATTTTGCATCAAGTGATGAAGATTTGATGCGTTTTCTGTCGCATTTCAAATGATGCGTTTTTTCAGTATGCAGAAACTATTCAGAAACATCGGTTTCATCTGTCAGAAACTTGACCCCATCGGCTCGAAGAACATCTCTCACATACTCTGAAAATGCTGTTTCTTCTGCATTTGCAAGGGCATCTTCGAGTTGTTGGATTCGCGCTTCGTGTTGCTTCTGTCGATTCGGAAAGGTGTTGCTGTCTTGAAGTGCTTTGAGTTTTTCACGACGGTCTGCCAATTCTTTTTCGATAATCTGAATGGCTGGACTGTTTTTGAGAACAATAGGTGCTTTGAGGTCTTTGAAGGTGTCCAGCGTCACATTGGCTGGAATGCTTCCAGGAATGCCCGTGAAGTTCGGCTTGAATGTCTCGTCCATCAATATTTCAACCCATATAGAACGACAGTTGAAGTGTCGTGGTGGTGAGTAATTGTAAAAATCAGGACTGCCAGCCTTGACGACCCTTCCATCGAGACTTCGACAAATCTCTGTCGTCCTATCGTCCAGGATAGCTGAATATTGGAATCACCAAATCTTCTCTGGATAGCGTTCGAAGATAGATGATCGACCAAGATTGATTGAACCAGTTATCCCCAGCGTTGTCAGAGTAGCTTTGGCAGACGAGAAAACCTTGTCGAGACTTTCAGCAGCAGCCGCAACCGTTTCTGCTGCATTGGTAGCCGTTATCGAACCACCCTTCTTGGCAATCTGCTGGGTTGCTGCTGTCTTCGCTGACGTTTCTGCCTTTGATATAAGACCAGCAACCACGGCATCGTTCTGGACACGGATTGCGCCAGCGACTTCGCGAGCCGTTGGCGGAACCATCACACCCATCTCTGTTGCCGCTGTCTTCTTGCCGATTTCAAAGAGTTCTTTTTGAATGTTGGTCAATGCCTGTGCTAGATCACCAGCATATTTTGCCGATACAGCACCGAGTGCTTCAATGTTGTTATTCTCAACTGCATTCTTGATTTGTGCCAGAAGGTCAGCTTTCTGTCTGTCGGTGATCTCGGTCATTTTCTCTTCCAGAAGTTTTGTGAATGCTTCCATTGAGTTTGATAGAGAATCAAAATTGACCTTGCGTTCAGCGAATGTCATTGCACGAGGCGACTTGTCTTCAAATTTATTTATTTTGAATCCTTTTTTTTTTACCTCTGCGAAGTGAGAGGCGTCAGTGCATTCATTCTGAAGCCTAGTAATGAATTGATTATTGAAACAATGAGAAAGTTTCAGATATTCTTCATCGAAGAACATATCTTTGCCAACTCCGTGATGGCAGTGTTCATCGTGAGTGTGTTCAGGTTCTTCGAAGAGACCTGACGATTTGCGAGTGTTCGCAATCTCTGCTGACTTGCTTTTTGTGGTGTTTGAGAAATCAGTGCGAAGTTTTGCTTGAGTAGAACGATTGTCTGCATTCTCTTTTGACAGCCCGTCAATCATTGCCTTCACTCCATCGCGCTTTGGGTCTCACTTTGGAAGGTCTGTCAAAGACTTTCGAAGTTCAACCATCTGCTTTGTGTTGTCCTGGATATGCTGTTTCATTGGTTCAATAGCTGATTGGAGAGTCATTCGACCAGCCTGGAGTTCAGCACGGATTCATTTGACCGTTTCTGCAATAGCTGCTTTTCGCTCTTTGATAACAGCAGCAACTTGTTTCCTATCCTGAACATCTTGGCTTCTCAATCGTGTGAGTGGTTGAGTGACTTTGTTCCTTTCTCCACGGAGTGCGGCAATCTTCTGGTTGAGTGATTTGAGAGAAGCCAGCAGTTGTTTTCGTGCTGGAGTTCCCTTCTTTCATTTCTGAATGCCAGCCTTCACAGTCTTGAGGTGTTCAATCTCACTGCGCAAACCGTCCGTCTTTGCACGGAATTCTGCATTTGCCTTGTCTATATTGCCAGTATGCTCGGCAATCTTCTTGGTGAGTCATTGACTCACAGTCTTGAGGGTTCCGCCACCAGCCTTTTTCAAGGCATCTGAAATGTTCTTCTTCCATTCATCAGTGAGGTGATCACCCTTGTTGATAAAATCGACAGAGTCTTCATCATCACACGCCATCAAGAGCATTTCTGACATCTCGTCGAAGAGTGATTCGAATTCTTCATCTTCCATCTCTTCAGAAGCTGACAGAGTGTCAATCTCTTGCTGAAGTTGGTCAATCACAGCTGACTGGTCTTGTGGTGCTGCATTCGGGTCTGTTGCTGGAGCGTTTGGGTCAGTTGGTGCATTTGGATCGACGGGAGCATTCGGGTCAACAGCCCCTGGAGTGGCAGAAATCTCACGGGCTGGAAGTCCGAGAATAGTTCTGAAATGGTCTTCAATGTTTGAATCAGCATTGACGACACCACCACCAACGAGAGAGACGACAGTTTCAGCGAACTTCGCAACATCTGCACCACCAATCTTCTCGAAATCAAGTTTTGGATATTGTTTGACATCAAAGTTGAAATCAACCAACTCTGGAATCAGAAATCGGTTGAATACATCAGCAATGCTTTTTGCAGCAGAATTGAGACACTGAAGGAAAAGGTCTGACTGGTCTTCTGACAATGAACGGCTTCCACTCTTTGTGTCACCAAGTTCGATGAATTGTGCAAGAACACCTTTCGCGATTTCTCGATTGTGGTGTTTGATAGATTCGAAGAGATCAGTGCCACTCGAAGCGTGAAGGTCAGCGAATTCGAACTTCCAACCTTTTGTTTGTGGTCAAGGAACGACGATTCCTGTCTGATCACTAGCACGAATGTTTTTGACGATAGTGAGTGCCGCTGTTTTGTCAGCGTCTGTTGCACCTTCTCCAAGATAAATGGTTGGAATACCAACAGACTGGCGTTCGTGACGAACCCCATCAAATCGGTATAGATTGTCTTTGAAAAACCAGTGCTTATAGGCAGAACGGAGAACTGAAATTCCTTCATAGTTGTCACCTTCTTTCTTGTTGGTGAACAGAATCAGTTTGTCTCAAGGGATATTGACATTTGACAATCAAGCATTCGGTCAACCAACCACATTGGCTGGAACGAGTTGTTCAACTCCTGGCATTCCGTCTTGTGTCTCCCACTTTGTGATGGTTGTCTGTTTTCTGAATGCAATTTTCTTGATGATGATATTGCCTTCGTCATCAACGCCCCAAACTTTCTCGAAGAGAGAAAAGCCAAACGCAAAAAAGGTGCATACTTCTTGAAGAAGGTTGTCCCAAGTTTTATCGAGTTTATTGAAGAGATTATCTTCGACAAAATCTGCTACTTCCCAGGCAGCATCATCTGATTCACCATTCTTGTCTTCTGCTGGCTTCATTCTCCACTGTGTCGAACGGATTGGGAGTTCGAGAGCAAGAAGGATTGCAGAGACTTGTGAATCAGTTCGGCGCATCATATCGAACTTCGTCATTCCAGTCTGACCAGACAGCTCGGAATTGTAGTCTTCCGAGAGAATACCTTGAATGATATTTGTTCCAGATCAACCAAGTTCAGCGTTCATTTGTTCAGCTGACTTTCACGAACCACCTTTGTCTTGTGATTTGCTCTTCTGGAGAGAAGCAAATGTTGGCGAAATCTGACTCTTTGTTTTTTCTGTTGCTGGTGTGGTCTTGCCATTCTTTGCCATAGTGGAAAAATAAAGAAACTAGAATTTTGCTGATAAGAAACTTTTGTTGCTGTCAGACTGTCGTTCACTCGGTTTCTGCAAGAATTGTTGGGATTTCTGAATCGCAACTTTCGCTTGTTTTTGAAATGCTTCGTTCATATTACGAACAGAATCGAAGTTTGCAACTGGTTGACCTAGCTTGACAAGTCAATATCTCAATGCGTCAGGTCAGTGGTCTTCACCGTGTGTGTCCATATCCTCCACATTGCTTTTGTCGTGCTGTTGTTCTGGTATAGTTCGAATGAGATTCACACAGTTCGAAGTGATTTTCAGACTCGAAGTGATCTCTTTCGTGTTTGGGTCTTCATAGGGTTTCAAATACTTTCGCACCGTCAACCAACCTTCCACACGACTGTTGTCACCGCCTTCAACTCTCAAACCCCATTTTTCCAATTCCTCTTTGCCAGTGACTCAATTCTGTTCTCTCTTCCCGACGATGGCTGGATCAACAATCGTGACAGAAATCTTCTCGTCCTGGGTTGTCATCGCCTGGATTTTGATTGCGAGTTCTTTGTATGACATTTCTGGTCAATAAAGTTCACGATAGCAAGTGACCTGACCTTGCGTGTCTTGTGCCAGCCAATAGACGGCAGACGGATTTGCATATCAGTAATCGAGACAAACCAGATATTGTTTGGCATTCTTTGGAACGACTGGGTCGATGATATGGATTGATTCACGAAACTCGGTGAAATACTGACCTTCGAAGACATTCCAATCGCCTTCAAGATATGCCCGTCGTTTCTTCTCTGGCAGTGCCTGGAGTGCTTCGACATACTGGGGTTGTGTTTCCATCAATATCTGGTTGTCCCAGACGAACGATTGAACGAAGGCATAGTCTTCTGGCTTTTCACCTTCTTCTGACTTGAAATTTCGGTCAATCCACAGACGCTTCACCCAGGCGTGACCACGACCACCAGGATTGGTTGAACCGAAGAAGTTTGGAATGACACCCTTCTTGGTGGTTCGGAGTGAGGTCATCAAAATCTTCCACTCTTCTTCCGTCCACTGGGTCAACTCTTCGATGCAGATGAAATCATATTCGATACCCTGGAAGTTCAGAACATCTTCGAGATTTCGGCAGTATGAGAAACGGAGTGTCGAGCCGTTTGGAAAAGTGATGGTGTTCTTCTGCTGATTGTGCTTGTATAGTTCACGGGGAAGTTCGTTCTTCATCGGGTTGATCATATTCTCTTCGATCTCTGGCAGAGTGCGACGGAGAGCGAGACCACGAATTTTTGGTCACGACAAGCATTGACGAGTGCATTCAGCGCGCATTTCATAGGATTTTCAACCACCTTTCGCACCACCATAGACACGGAACTTCGCAAAGGTATTGGCGAACTCCAGCTGCTTTGGTTGCAATGGATAGAGGGCGTGTGCTTCCATTATTTTTTCTTTTTAGAGGGTTTTGACTTCTTCTTGACTGGTTCTGGTTTGTCAGACTCTTTTGGGGGCTGGACGAATGGTGATTGCACCATATTGGCAAACTGGATCGTGATTGCACCAGGATTGGTCAAATTCAGGTCAAGTTTCTCATTGAAGTCTTCAGAGTATGCCAGGAATGTTTTGACTGCTCACAACTGAATCTTTCCATCTTCATCGTCTGAACTGGCAGCATTCCGAAGTTGCTTCAATACCTTCGGAGTCCATCGTTGCATTGCTCACTTCAGAAACCATTTCCGCAAGACATCAGTTTCTTCTTGCTGTCTCCATTCAGAGAGGGTTCATTTGTGAACAACATATCTGTCACAGAACTGAAGGTTTGTGAGGTCACAACACTCTGGAGAGGCTATGAAGGCAGCAAACAAAATCTTCTTCGGATTCATTTTTTCAAATCTTTGAAGTTTTTTCGCTCATTCCGCCATATCTTCAATGATTCACCAGCCTGGGTCTTCTGTGATGGTTGACAGCTTTGTCAATGTTTTCTTATCTTGACTTTTACTACCCGAAAGGTCTTGTGATTTTTCGGGTTTCTGAAGTGTTTCTGCTTCAGAAACTCCCACATCTTTTTTCTTTGATGGTGGAGTCTTTTGAATATGCCCTGTGATTGGCTTTTTGACGGGCTTTTGTGTTTCTTTTTTCTTTTGTGCCATAGTGGGGGCGTGTGAAGAAATAGTTTTGATATAGCTCAATAGTATCGAAATTGACACTGTTTGCAACAAGGCACAAAAAAGGGACAAGACGACGAATCGAATTGTCCCTGGTGTCCCCCACTAGAAAACACCGTGGAAAGAATAGGTGTTTTTTCTGTGGTTGCAAATTTACTGTTTGTCTGCTGTCTCCAGTGCAATGATTGATTCATTGAGAAGGGAAGCATCTTCGACGCCGCTGATTCCCTGGTTCTGTTCGTCTCTCCAAGAAGCGATGACAGAATCGAAGCCAGAGTTGAGTGCAGTGAACTGTTCATCATTGAAGGTGATAGACACTGTTGTCTCTCGGAGAGCCTTTCGGTCATTCCAGATGACATCAATTTCATCTTCAAGTGCTTTGATTTCTGCTTCCACCGCTTGCTGTGAGTCTGGTCATTCATAAGGTAGAACTGAACCTTCTGTCAGTTTTTCTCCAGCTTCGAGAAGACGAGCCGAACGAAGTTTTGCTTCGTGCAACTTCTTTTTGTCTGCACGGAGTTTCTTTTTTCCGTCTGCTGGAACTTCGAGTTGATTTTGTTTGATTTCGAAGTCATTGACCACTGGACGAATTATGTCGATGATCTGTGCGACATTCTTGATGGTCTGGCGTGAATTCAAGAGAATCTTTGAAACGACGGCATAGAGGTATTGGAGACCAGGATTTGAAATAGTGATAGTGTACTTCATAGAGTGAGTATAAAAAAGATAAAATGATTATTTGCGAATTTCTCGGAGTCTATCCAGAGAAACGATTTTGTCCACTGGCTGTTTGTCAGCATCTTTCCGTTGGCAAACGCCAACGATCACAGCGGTCTGTGCTGTCTCGTCTACGGAACGAATATGACCTTCCCACAAGTCCATATTCTCTTCTTTGGCAGTCCAATAGACCGACATTCCGACACGCCACTTGGGAAGTTCGAGTTTTTTTCACATACTATCTTTTGTGTGAATTATATTCCCGATTGAAGTCCTTCTCGGACATCGAGAGAAGCATTATACCCTGGACGAATGCAATGATCGCTGGAATGAGCGTCCACGCGAAGAGGAACATCAAGAGACCAGACGCGGTGCGTCCCAAATAAAATCTGTGTATTCCCAGGAATCCCAGGAAGAATGCCAACACAGTGGCAGTGCCTTTGTTTTTCATAAAAGAAAAATAGAAAATAAAGTTTGCGGTCAAACCCCTTGAATAAGGGAAAACAGTATATGTCAGGGACACGAATGTCCCCAACATCAAATCTAAAATGGCTCGTCTTCTGGTTTGATTGGGGTGTCACGGTAGGCAGAAACTTCAACATCGGTTATGTCAACCCAGAGTTCTTGAATTCCGCCGTCCGCCTTCGTCCATTGAATAAATAGACGCGTTGTAGACCGAAGAAACCTCGTGACTGCAATGACCTTCGCAACGACTCCCGTGTCCGAATGCTTCACTGAAGCACCCAAAATGTCTGGCGTATCACTCATAAAAAGATGATAAATGTCTGGCGTATCACTCATAAAAAGATGATAAGAAAATAGAAACTATCGCAGAAGAATCCCCAACACGATCAGAACGACTCCCGTGACAACGACCCAACGACCACCGAGAGAGATCACGACCAGTGCAATTCCAACAACGATTGGCACACTGTGGATCAAGAGGGAAATAATATCCATAAAAAAAGGATAGAAAATAAATAGTTTAGAGACATCACGGTCTATGATTATATTCAATGGTTGTGAATAGCCCCGTCAAATTCCAGTTCGATTCACTCTTCCAAGAGAAAGGTTCTTGATTGCTGTTTCGTGAATCCGTTCTGTTCTTTGTAGTGATCTTCAAGTCTCTTGAGTTTGTCTGCCGAATTCTTGCTGATTTGAATGGTTATTTTCGGCATATAATCGCCATTATGAATTGGGCTGCTTCCGTGAAGCTGGAGAACTGGAGTGGTTGAATGAATATATCCCCTATAACTCAACCCTTGTGACCTGAATTGATCACCAGGGAATCGGTCTCACCTTCCATTCTTTGCCACCTGGAACGCTTGACGAGAAATAGAAAGTAGAATGGACGCCAGGTGATCTTCTCTTCAACGAAGAAAATCTTGATCCTCTTCGCTTTGTGAATCTCATATTCGTTCCGCGTGATCCGGTACCTGGCGAATTCCTTGACGACTATATCATCAGGGTGAAGTTTCTGGAATGTATGAAGGCAATAGTCAAGCATAAATTATTTTCTAAAAATTACAAGCATAGAAGGAAACGGTGCAGCATTCTTTGAATCACCGAACTTGAGACGCCCACGAATGAAACGGATCTCAACGCCTGGTTTGTGGTATATGAAATCGTGAAAATAGCTGGTGTCTGTCCTTGCTGGAATCAGAAGGCAGATCAATAGCACGCCCCCCCCCTCGATTCAGTGAAACATTTCTCGACCCACTTTCTCAAGTCTCTTCAATATGGGGGATTGCACCAGACTTTTCAGAACCAGGATTGAGCAAGTCAATCGTCGGCAATCGTGAAGAATCGAGCCGCCTTGTGGTTTGTTTCGTCGGCAGCTGGGTCAAGGTCGAATTCTCAAAACTCAAGTCTCACAGAATCAAAAAATGACTGCGGCGTTGACCACTCATTCGTTTTCGAAGAGAACATCAATTCTGTGTTCATAATATCTAAAAAATTTATTTTATAATAATAGAAGCAATGTCTTCAATCCACTCTTCCAGACGAGAAAATTCTTTTGTGTAGCAATAAATAATATCCACATATCCTTCACGAACTCTGAAAAGTGAAAATTCTTTATTTTGTATTTTTCAATATTCGTGAAGTTCTCAATCCCAATCCAGAATTTTTTGTTGGTCAATTATCTTTTCCAAAATAGGGTGTATAGACCCATCAAAATTGAAGAAGTATTCCACTTTCCCACGAAACATATTCGCGTCTACATCAATAAAAGAGAAACTGACAACTGGATCATTATTTTTGACTTCTGTTTTCTGAAGAAGTATTTTTTCAAGCGATTTCATAAAATATATTACGGAATAAAAGTGTCAATCTCAACAAAGAAACATTCCTCTCACGGTTTGCAAATCCTCTTTTCTGCGTCGATCTTGTGAACCTGGTGATCGTTTATTTTGTCATAGACATTCCCGAAGTGTTCGAATATGCAATCCTGTGCCACTTTCAGAAGGTTGTCGAGATCAGACCTGGTCGAGACATAAAATATCCAGGTCATCTTGTATGGCGGCGGACAATCTATTTCAACCTCTCTCAATGCCCGTGCCATATTGTGCATAAATACCTTCTTCTTCGCGGTGCTGTGTCGTCTGCCAGTATAGGCTTCATTCACTGAGATTGGTTTGAATTCAAATTTCATCATACTAGTCAACAAAGTTTAGTTTTTCAATGTCTGGGAAATCGTGGAAAATCTGTTTTGCAATATGCGGTTGGAGTTTCGCACCATTGGCATAGATCAGATTCTCGTCTTGGTGTTTGTCGTGTCTCAATCAAACTCCAATATATGCCTTCCATTGGTTCTCATATGATTCAACCAGAACAGCACCAATCAGACTTGGCATTCAAACCTGGACGGTTGACCACCAGGTCGATGCCTTGATTTTCTGGTGTCTCTTTTGTCCTGGACTTCGAATCGGAACAACGATGCTGGCATTGCATTCGTCGCAACACTTTCAATCACGGACTGGATATGAATTGTTTCAATACCCAATCAGTTCTTTGTGACAAATGCAGCAAAAGAAGTTTTCCATATTTTTAGATTAAAAAGTCATCTTGGTTCAGTTTGTCCCAGTAGAAATCAAGCGTGTCATAGATGACTTTTGGAACGGCAATCGTCTGTTTCTTCTCTTCAGAGAATGTCGGGACAGTTGGTTCCAGGAACATCAGATATTCTGAACCTGGGTTGAATTCATCTTTGAAGAAATTGACATCAACAGACCGAATGAAGAATGTCATTTCACGGGCTTTGGTCTTGAACTCATACTTCTTCAGAGTCCCAGTGATATTTTGGCAGAAGTTCAATGAATTCCAATCCTGGATTGTCTCATTCATTTTCTCGAAGATATTGATTCCTTTTTGAGAATGGAAATCATCAAGCGTCAATTGTTTGTCATCAAGTTTCTCCAGATATGATTGCAGAGTCTTTTCATAGTTCCTGAAGTTCCTGACGATGACCATATTGTATGAAGTGAAGAAGGTTTCGAAGACATCTTCAAATTTCAAATCAATAGACCAGATACCGTCCTCGTCCATCTTCAAACCTCACACAGAGAACTTCAATCAAATTGATTCGAGAGTCTTCGCGAGTGGAAAATTGATGGCGTGCTGAAGTGCCTTTATATCATAGCGTTTGAGTTGTGGAGCAGTTGATTTTTTCATAGTAGGGGAAAAGAAAAATAAATATTATTTGATAGAGATTCGAATTTGCACGACGAACAGAGAAATTATACAAGTGTTTCAACCGATCTGAATTCACAGTTTCCAATTCCATCATCAACCGAATCTTCACCAAAGAGCAGTGGAAGACTCCTGTGAAATAGAAATATGGAGTTTTCAGAGAGAGAATTTTTTTGAGTATTGCATAGAAAAATATTATTTGCAGACACGACGAAGATGCCATTCTGTCTCTGTTTTGAATCTGTCTTTGACAAGCTGTCGAACATTGAATCCATAGAGACGATCTGAAATCGTGCCATTGTTGAAAACTTCAGTGTAGTATTCGAAGCATTTCTCCATCTGCCAAATCGGGTCGTGAAAGTTTTGGTCTTTCAATGTTTCTTTCTGCCAAATGTCATTCCACTGACAGAATCAGTGTGCGTGTCCGTGATCACCGACTGCTTCTGGGTCAAATTGTGATTCGGCTTCAACCGTCAAAACGAAGTCCATATTGCCTTCAGAGATTTCAAGAGCATTGTGAACATTGGCATTCTCCACGAATGTCTTGTCTCTCCAAGATACCTGACGCAAGAGTTTTGTGACTGGATAGGATTCAACCCAGCAATCAGCGACTGGCGCGATTGTTTCGATTGGCTTCTTTGAATCATCAAACATATTCATCGAAAAATATATGATGGTGAGAATCACTGTGAGAGTGAAGATGATTTTTGGGTGAGTGGGTTTCATAGATTATTTGTAAATATGTTTTCTGAAATTATTCAGGAATGCTTTGATTCTATCCCGATTCTGTTTCGACTCGATGACAGCGTCAGCAAATGCAATTTGGTCATCAACCACAGCTTCGATGGTGAGACCACCAGTCTTGCTTCGCTGATAATCGTCAACAGCTTCTGGCGTGATATAGAAGACATTGTTGATTTTGATTGTCTTTATTTTGCCACTGTGACAATGGCGATAGAGCGTGCGCGAAGTCATTTGAAACAGTTTGAGTCTATCTGCTTCCGCGATGGTGATTGGTTGTGTTGGTACTTTGAACATAAAAAAAGAAAAATAAGAATTACATTTTGTCCCACCAGTGTTCCTTCTTGACCCGCTTGTCTTCCCCAGTGAATCTGACCGTCCTGGAGACTTCTATCAGACGACTGGCAATCTGTGCCATCATCATCTTGCCTATGTCTTCCAGAGATTGATTTGAAGTGATGATAATTGGTTTGCGGTTCTCATATCGAGAATTCACCACCAAGAAAATCTGTTCCTTCAACCAGTCCGTCGGCTTCTCCATTCCAAAATCATCAATGACGAGCAGATCAACTTCTTTCATATCGTTGAAAAGACTCTTGTCTGCATTGTCACTGTCAAATGATTTTCTGACTCGGTCAGCGACATCAGAGAATGAAATGAACATCACTTCAACCAGGTGCTTTTCTATGAGTTCGTTGGCGATTGCTGAAGCAGTGTGAGTCTTTCAAGTCCCAACATCACCCCAGAAATAGAGACCGAAACCCTTTTGATCCATCTCTTCCCAGTTGTCCACATATCCCTGGCAAATCTCAAGGAGTTTTGGCGCGCTCTTGAGGTCTGAAAGTCTCTTGTCTTGGAATCTATCGGAAACGCCAGATTTTTTCAATGCAGCGTCAATTTTCCGTCTCTTCCAGATTTTGAGCGATTCCATCTGTGCTGGTGCTTCCAGCCACTCGGTTCGAAGAGTCTGTCATTTTTCACAGTGATCACAGAACCGTGGCACTTCACCATATATCTGACTCCAAGCTGCTTCATATGGTTCGATTCCATCACGGCAGAAATTACACGGCGACAGTATCATCGGCACTTCATTCTGTGCTGATTTTTCCTGTGTTTGAATGTCATTTTCCTTGTGGTTCATTTGTTGAAGAGATTATTTGAATTTCATCGTTCCAGTTTTCGCCGTTGATCCAGGTCAGAGGATTCTTGATGAATCATTCTTTCCATTTCTTGCTGGTCTTCTGTTTCTCAATGGCTGTGAGTATCGTTGGAAGAAGTGAAGGTTTCAGTTTGAGAAACTTTGTCATTGCTTTCTTCTTCTCAACCTTGTTTGGATAGGCAGACCAGAACTTCTCGAAGTCTGCTTCCGTCATCACATCTTTCTTTGGCGGTGATTCAGTTGGCTTCGGAGGTGTTTTCTCCTGGACATACTTTTCGCGCATTTTTTCGCGCTTCTTCAGCAGAGGTCACAATCGGTCAATCAGGTGCTGACTATATATGAACTCTCACTTCTTCTGGAGAAGGTCAAATCAGATATAGAATTCAATGATTTCCTTCAGCAGTTTTTCATCAATCCCGAAGTCTGCTGCAATGACTTGCACTTCAGAATCGGAGAGTTCTATCTTGAAATTGTCAGAGTCCGTCAGGTGTTCGAGCAACATACAAAATACTGAATATCCATCAGCACCCCATTTGTTGCGAGCAACTTTCACGACTCGGTGATTTCGGAGGTTGGTATCGTGAGAGAACCAGTCAGCATTGTTTTTGGTAGGTCTTGACATAGTGGGTTGTCGAGATTATTGGAATTATTTTGTCCGAGACTTGATGAACTTTGTGATCGCTGACTCTGGAATTCTTATGATGCGACGGATAGAACCTTTCTCGGATATATCCACAAATCACAGTTTCCCGTCTTTGATCAGCTGACGAATTGTCCGCCCTTTGTAGCCGAGCAGTTTTTTGTCGACCACTTCTTTGATGGTGAAGAGGGTTTCGTTTGTCATAAGAGAATTATTGAGATATTTTTGCAGTTTCTGTCGCAGCTGGAATATTGAAGTGTGATGACGGTTCTTTGAAAGAACGAAGTTTGATCACTTTCTGCTTTTTTGCAGATGACACTGGTTGCTGTTCCATAAAATAAAAAGGTTATATATTGACAGGTGACAATATATGAAATAAAGATTTGAATGCAAGGATTTTATTGCAATTATTTGCAACAATTTGCTGTTGTTTGCATTATAGAGCCGAAACACTATGGATTGACAATTCCGCTTGTGGTTTCTTGCATTGCCAACTCCCACACTCACTGATTGATTTGTCGTTTCTTCGCAACTTCCCAAGAGGTTGGAAGGAATCGTTTGTCGACATTCTGAATCTTTGCACGGATTCTTTTGATATGATCTTCACGAGGTAGTTTTCACAATTCACTCAAAAAGATGAATGGTGAATCTGTCTTCAAGTCATAAATCATATCACCATAGAATTCTTTCCAAATTTCTGTGGTCAAAAGCACATCATCATTTCTGGTGTCTGGGATTTTCTCCAGGATAACAAGAATTTGCTGTGTGAGTTGTCACATCTTCTTCGAACTTGAATCTATTTTCACAACTGGTGTTTCACTTGTATATTGCACATTTTCTATGATTGGAGTCAATCAGAATCAATCTCTTGTTTGAAAAATCATATTGAAACCGACGAACCGTGCTGGTGATTCCAGGAATTCGCCAATTGAATTTTCAACAATATGTCATTTTCCTGGATTGGCTGTGAGTCATTTCACAACATATGTCATTGCATTTCTGGTGAAATACCAATCTTTTTTGTCTGTTGAAAACTTATAGTGTGAAGGCTCTCAAGCGAACTTGATTTCTATATCTTTTTTCATAGTGGAGTAGGTGAAGAAGTAGAAGGTTTGTTTCTCTGGTGGTATGGAACATATTCGCCATATATGAAGATATATTCCGCCACTTCTTTCTGTCTGAAATGAAGTGTGTTGGCATAGGCATAGAATTCATCGACAACTGCCGTGATCTCTTCAGCTGTCTTTGCAGACTTCTTGCGCTTGTGAAGGTCTTTGACTTTCTGGACTTCCAATTTGATTTCATAATTCATAGAGAGATTTTTAGATGATATTGCGGTTCAAAAGTTCGAAATAGCACTTCTTTGTTGCTTCTATGTCCGCCATCGCATTGTGTGCATTGTCAAACCCCACTCAAAAGAGTTTTTTGTGAAGTTCGTCCAGCTTCGGATATTTATATCCCTTGTAGTTGCTTTTTATAGCACAGAAGTCAATCGTTGCTTGCATTGTGCAAAACTCTTTGTCCAGGAACATCTGTTTCCATTCATTCTTGCCTGGTGTGAGATCGAGAGGATAGAGACGATCAAGTTCGATGAAGACAATTCGACGGTCATATTCTGCATTGTGACAGATGACAATATCGGCTGTTCGAACCAGGGCTGTGAGCAGTTCAGAGAATGATTCGAATGATGGTTTGTCAGCAACCATTTCGTCTGTGATACCGTGGACATTTGATGCTTGTTCTGGTATAGGAACGCCAGGGTTGAAATAGAGGTCATTCGAAGTTTCCTTCAAAACGGTTCCATCTTTCTCATACTCACCGAAAATATATCAGAATTGCACCAGGTGCGGTTGCACTTCGAGAGGAGCGTTTTTGTCCTTCTCAAGAAGTCCAGTTGTCTCTGTGTCGAAGAAGAGGATTTTTTTAGACATAGAGAGTTATTATTTGATTTCAACAGTTTTTTCACTCTGGAAGATATTCTTTGCAGTCTCAACTGCATCTTCGACTGGTTCAGACTTCTTTTTCACTGACTTCTTGGCTTCGGTGATTTTGACATCTGTCACTTTGACACCGTCACCGTCCTTTTCAACTGTTGCTTCTGCCGTGTGGTCTCAATCTGGGTGTCCAGGGTCAACCGCAACCGCTGTTGGTTTCACTGGCTCTTTTGGCTTGAATTCATCAATCTTCATTTCTATCCTTTGAATAAAGTCGATTGCTTGTTTCTCGGTCAAACCAGTTTCGTCATTGACGATATAGAGTTTCTTGATAGTTGCCTTCTTCATATCGTCCGAAATATCTGTGCGGTATTTCTGAAGACCCTTTTCATCTCTCTCTTCACCGCGTGTCTCAATGGCTGTCTTCATAAAACGAGACCAGACATCGGCAATCAGCTTGATAGTCTCTGGGTCGATGCGTTTGTCGCCGATACCCTTTGGAACAACAGCCTTGAAGCCTGGTGGTGCATATTTCTCTTCTTCTGGTGGTGCTTCGTGTTTGGCAACGACACATTCTTCACCAACACAGATTGAAGACATCAGCTTGACCCATTCAGAGAAGTCCAGGCTTGGATTGTCTGTCTTCAGTGGAGCAAGACGGTTCTTTGTGGCAAGAACAGCGTGTTCTTTCACGACCATATATCTTTCTCCAAGAGTCTTGTCAATATCTAGGTAGCCAACGACATCACAAGCAGCTGCAATCTCTGTGGCAGACTTTCCATTCAATGATGGATAGATGCGGACGATAGTGTCTTCATCTTTCTCAACATTCTCTTGCGCCAAAAATATGCAGTGCATTGGGAGATCACGGAAGTCACGAATGACTCTCTTGATTTTTGTGGAGACCTCTCCCCAGTCATCGCGACGAATAGCACGGTTGTTCTTCTTCTCGATCTCTGCCTTGATGATTTCATTGATCTCGGTGATCGAGTCGATGATGATGGTTTGATAATCGTGTTTTTGTGTTTTCAAATAATCGTGAGCGTCCTGAAGGTCTTTCAGTGAACGAATGACGACAGCATCGGGGTTTTTATCTGCAATAGAAAGCAGACCAGCTTCAGCGGACAAGAACAGCGGTTTTGGAGCAGTAGACGCGAAAGTTGTCTTTCCCGTTCCTGGTTTTCCGAAAATGAGTGCTTTGATAAAATGGTCTTGTGGCTTGAATTTGACGATTTGCATAGTGGGGTGTGGGGTTGGAAATATTATTCTGTGACTTCTGGAGCTGGTTCACCTTTCTCTGGAATGATGCGGTTCTTCCAAACATCTTTGACGAACGATTCATCGAATGAATTCATTCAGACTGGGAAGATGGCTGTTTCAACAGCCTTGTGGTTTTCCTGGAATAGATCAAAGGAAACTTTCTGTTCTGCATTCTTATAGAATCGAACCAGGGCTTGTTCCGCTGTCTCGGCAGTGACGACAGCAAGACAGTTGTCGTGTCCTTCACCAAAAATGATGAAGCATTTCTCTGTTGGCATAGTAAAAAGGATAAAAAATAGAAATTTACTGGAAGTCACGAGTGACAACCGTGGAAAATATATTCACAAGTGCGACTGGCACAAATATCGCCACGAAGTACATTGAATAATTATCACGGAAGTTTGGATCAAGAGACAAGAAGGCAATCATCGTGATCACAAGACCAATACAAAATTTGTCTGTGACCTCTCGAAAGCGAATCAATCGCTGGATATTTTTCCGTTGTCCCAGATGGGACTTCTTGAAGGTGTGCTGAATCATAGAATAGTGGGGTTAAAAGATAGGCACGAAAGAACAATATTGAAAACCAGAATCTTTGCAAGTATTTTTTGCACGACTTTGCCAATGATTGCACATATTTGCATATGTAATTTTGAGACTTTGGCTTCTGCAAGAGGTTTGTGCAAACAGTTGCAAACAGTTGCAAAAGATTTGACAAGCCGAAAAGAGTGTGGCACACTATGGGTGTTCTATCAATAACCCCACAAAATATGAAATCAAAACCACCCTAGCGAATTTCTGCCGTCAGAAAACTGTCAGAAACTCTATTTCCTCATTCAGAAACTATGTCACATCAAATCCAACTCGTCGATCAACACCCAACAAGGGAAATCGCATTCCGCAAATACCAGGTCATCAAACGCCAGGACGGATTCTTCAGCACAACAACAGAAGTGATATTCAAACCAGAATATTTCAAATCTGTTGACCGTATACAGTCAGAGCAAAGAAACAGCATTCAGGAGAAACGCCCGTTCGGTCATTCTCTCTTCTCTTCAGTGAAGGTCGCCAATATCCAAATCAACGGCAACCTTCGTCTGAAGTTCTAGTTATCATCTTTTATCATTTACTATCAAACCCCACTATGAACACATTCAATCCAACATTCTCTGGACACCGCACTATTCGTTCAATTATCTGGTCAAAGGTACTCGACAGCATCGAAAGCATATCATTGCTTGAAATGTTCATCAATCTCGGTCTCGGTGTCGTCTCTGGCTGTGCAGCATATGCACTGATTCACCCAGACCACGCCCAGGCAATAGCACAAGCCATCAATGAATGGCACAATTACGCCTTCGCAAAGACAGTTCTTTCATTCGGAATCCTTTTCAATGCACGCAAGATATATCACATCATCAAAATATTGGTCGCTAGACACGCGAAACAAGTTCCGACGGGTGAAACCCTTGAAGGAATCCCAATCGTTGAAATTCTCGACCATCTGTTCGAATTCCAGAGCTTCAAGCGCGACGACATAGAAAAGAAGTTCTGAATCCCACGAAATCGGTTCACTGACCTTGCACAGAAACTTGAAGAACTTGGAATCCTGGCAAGAGGTGAGAACAATGCCCGTGTCCTCAATCCTGAATATAGCCGTTCCGACATCGCTTCAGTTCTCCAGGGTGCTGAACGGTCTGGTGACATCAACAAAGTGTTCCGAGAGGTCAAACCAAATTCATTCACAAGCGAGCCGACTGGAAAGACTATCTTGGAGAGAGTCAAATCGTTTCTCTCCCCTTCCCCACGGTTCACACCTCACAGAATCGGCGAAGAGTAGAAAACCGCTGCGGCACTGGGTGCAACGGTCAGACAACCGCTTTGCAACCCACGGACAACCACTGGACAACAAAAGAATCCCCAAACGGGGATTCTTTTTATACACTTAGCAACAAAATGGATAGAAAAACATTTGATTGAAGCGGAAAGGTCGGTTCACTTATTTCGTTGCAAATTACACTTAACAACAAAAGTTTGTTCACATTCAGTGTCGGTCACTATACAAACTATCCTAGTTTGTTCACTTCTGTCACTGACTGTGAATTTGATTCGATTATTCGAACAAAGTATTCATAGAAGAAAACGGCAGATCAAAATGTCTGTGCAGAGAATGCAGCAACTTGTGCTTTGATAACTTCATCAGCAAAATATTGATATGCAGTGTATGCAGTGGCAGCAACGAGAACAAAGATTGCGAGAACAAGCCTATTTGATAGACCAGAACGCTTTGAAAACTGTGTCAGAACGGTGATGATAGCACCGACGAATATTGGGGCAAGTGTCTCCATAGTAAAAGGGGTAAAAAATAAAAACTATTTCTGATTGACCAGGTATCGCAAGATTCAGATTTCTGTGATTTCCTTCGTGATTCCTTCGCTGTCATTGTAGTTGTTGAAGAGTGGCAATTTTCCAGTTTGCATTCGGAGATCAATCAGGAGTTGAGAATATGGAGAGTTTGCAGTGTATTCCAAACGCTTCTTGTTCTTCAATGCTTGATATGCAGCGATTGCAGCTTCATCACGAGCGTCAGCGATTGCATAAATGGTGTATAGACCAGTCATTTCATCGAATGGAATGTCAAAATATCCATTATTGTCACCATATGAATTGATACCTTTGAAAGTCTTCTGTGCAACATCGACATCGACACCAGCCGCGAATGCGTGACCAACAATCTGACCATCAGTTCTCTTGCTATATATCTTTTGTTCACGAACAGCAGTCCAGTTTCAGTTGTTCGAACCAGAATAGAGCCAATGACCGCGCATCACTGCATCAATCATCGCGTCTATGGTTCCGACGCGAGAATATCCAGCAATGAGACCTTCAGCAATCATTTGATTGAGTGCGGATTGAAGGGAATCACCATCTTTCTGAACAGACGGCTTTTCAGCAATTCTTTTCTGCCAGAGGACTTTCGGATCGGTGAAGACTGCTGGCTTGCCAGACAAATCACTTTCAACAATATTCTGTGCATTATTGATATTCAAAACACCCTGGCGAGTACAAGACATATACATCAGCGGATCAGCACCCTGGTTTGGTATATGGACACGACTATATGGAAACTGAACTTTCACAACTGGTGCAGTATCACCAAAAACGAGTTCGGAATATTCCAAATCTCGTTGGTCTGGTTTGTCGAGTGCGGCACTTGGCGGCATCTGGATCAAAATATCGTCCATAAGTGGGAGGATAGAAAATAGATACCCTATTCAGTGGGTGTTGGTGTTTCTTGAAGTGCAGCAAGTTCAGCTGCCTTTCGATCAGCCTCTCTTTTTTCTGCATCAATCTGGCGTTGTTCAATAATCTTTGCATTATCTCACTTTGTCTGGCTGTCAATTTCACCATCGACAACTTTTGTGTCATACTGTTTGCGAATCTTTTCATATTGAGCATCTGTCACATCAATAGTCTTCGCCTTTTCAGCTTTGTCATATGGCTGGAGAGAACTTTCAGTGATGAATCAATCTTCATCAATTTTGATATAGAGTTTCATAGTGGGAAAAGGTTAGTCAGTAATTTCAGCAAATCAAGTTCCTGTCGTTTTCGTGACAAATACTGTCAGCGTTGTTTCTCAATAGTAGTCCATTTCTTGAAGAACAGAAGTGGAAAATGGTGTCATATTTCACCAGTTATTTGAATCAATTTTGAATATGACTCCACCACCAGCAAGATTTGAAAATCAAACTTTTCCAAGACGCTTTGCGGATCAGGTATAGAATCAAAAGAATGATATTCCAGGGGTAGCAGTGGAATTCCTGAACTGCCAAATTCAGTTCGTCAGGTCAACAATTGGTCATTGCAAAAGGCTATTCGACAAAGCTCAAAATGATAAACCAGACAACGATCATATTTCCGCAAGACTTGTATTCAATATTTTGGTGATTGTATTTTGCTTATTGTGGAAAATAACATTTCACGAAATTTCTCAAAAGACTTGGTCAAACATATAAGTTATTGCTGACCAGGTGTCAGTGTTTCCATCAAATTTCAGACAAACAGAATAGTTTCACTTTCTGAAAAGATTGTAGAATTTGTCAAATGATGCACCAGCACCTATTGCTGGGCATTTTTGCAGATCACTAGCACCACCAAACACTTCTGTTGCATAAGTATAGCTTGAAATATTATCATCTTGAACAGTAGTCACACTTGATGGCAATGCACCACTTGTGAGAGAAGACCAAGAACCAGAATACTTTCGACCAACATCACAAGTGTATGGTGAAGCCGTGAGAGAATAAAAGGCATAGACAACAGCACCTTTTGCAAAGACTCGGTTGAGATCATAGGACGCAACAGAAGGAACTGACAATGCAGTTCCTTTTGTGGCTGTGGTTCCTGAAATACTTATTGGATAAACATCATTGACTGCAAAAGATGCAGAACCACCAGCACCAGAACAGAGAAGGTGAAAGTTTGCTGACTGTGCGCCCTGGAATGCTGCAAATCTCGGTGCAGAAGTGAATGTTCCAAAAGAAGAAAGTGTGATTGGAGTGAGCGAACCAATATTTCAATTTGTGTCATAAGTGTATCTGTCAATATTCAACCACGGAGAAGCAGAAAGACTTCTGACAAAGTAAATATATTTATTCGAATAATCAAACCACTGTCAGACCGTGGTGTTGTCGTGCAAATCGGTCAAAATATATTGACCTTCTGCATCAACACGAACTGGTGTTGTATATACGCGCTTCGGTTGGCTGGTGTTGAGAACTAACATAGTTTATAAATAAAAAAATAATTATGATTCAACCGTTCCCGTCAGGTTTCAAAGTGCATTATATGTCATAGTCCAGGTATTTGAACCGTTCGTGATTGTCTTGACTTGTCTATTTCTATTATATGTCAAAGTGAAGGTGACAGTGTCTGCATCGAAAGAAGTCAGCAATCCTTTTGTATATGTTGTCGAAGTGATATTGTCGAAACCACTTGCGCCCATAACTCAACCGACAGCATCGTTTCTCCATTTTGTGATTGAAGTGACAGCACCAGAGACGGTGACGACGATTGCAAGGCGAGTATAGTTGGCATTCCAGGCACTTGTGGAGACCTGAATCGTTCCAGTGGAATCAATCTGCACATAATTTGTTGCATTGTTTGTCATCGCGACAACACCACCAGCATAGTTTCATTCTGTGCTTCCGACTCGGTATGTTCCAGCACCAACATTCACATTCAAAGCAGAAGCGGCATAGACTTTCAATCGGTCTGAACCAGCAGAATAGAGATCATCGAGATCAGAATTGAATTGATTCATTCGAGTTGCCGTGATGGCATCGGCGACAGACCAGGTTGTTGAATTGAGTCTTGGCATAAATGAATTGTAGTTTTTACGCTATAAAAAGCAACTAGGTTGCAGAACTGATTGTGATTGACGCGTTGATTGAAAGTGTTTCGTTGACCGATATGGTTTCATTCATATTGATGCGAGAGAGCAGATACCCACTATTTGCCGAACCAGTACCATCACAGAAAACTCACGCTTCGAGATAGGTATGTCAAGCCACTTCAGTTGTCGTGAAGTATTTGTCCAAATAGGCAACTTCAAGAACTCTATATCGGTTCGTGAATAGTCATCTGACGGTTTCTGTTCCAAGTTGCGTGTCTGTTGCTGCTGGAGTTGTCGAACTGCTTCAGAGTGCGATATAATTTGCGTTGAATGTACTGGCTGGACTCGTGCCAGTCAGAAGGGTTGCAAACTGGTATCGAAGAACCTGTGGAATGATATTGTGTGCTTCAAATATCTTCAAGTCTGATTCAAAATTTCCTTGATAATTCCGAAGAACCTTTCCGAGAAATTCCAGAGTCTCTTGATGCTTGTTCTGAAGACGCTGAATGAATAGTTCAACATTGTGAACGCTTTCTTTCAGGTGTAGTTTCTCAACCAAAATCCTGGCGAGAGTTTCGTCAGTTGCTTTGGTGATCTTCCAGTTTGGTGTGATGATGGCGACTTTGTCGATTTTCATATTTGTATTTTATGAGACTTGAGAAAAACCACAATAGGCATCATTCAACGATCAACCTTCAGTGAAGGTGAGAGTGTAGGCATATTGACCAGTGCGGCTGTGAGCATAGAAGACTTTGTTTTTGTGTGTGAAAGTGAAAACTTCTCCCCAAGTCATCACTTCATCTTGATTTTTCACAATGTCCACTTGCTCGTTGACCTCAACAGTCAAATCATCTGTCTTCTTGATAAGCATTTGAAAGAACTCTATGATGCCGAACATTGTCGAACCAGCAGAAATTTTATATTTCCACTTCTCATTGTTTTTTGAATCCTTCGTGATTTTCTGAATCAAGAAATCATCATCAATGCCACGGCTCGAATCAATAATATGAATAATTTGTCACGCTGACAATCCATCAATTTCTGTGGTGAAATCTGCCGTCAAAATGGCGTTTGCATAGTTTTCAATTTCTGCTCTTGCACGAAGACGGGCTTCATTCCAGTCTTTGATTGACGCATCTGTCACAACAGCACCTTCGAAGATACCATCACCACCAAGCAAGGCTTTTGTGGCAAGAATAGAAGTGGCATTCTCCACACGAACTCTGATTGGTTTGTATGGATAATAAATGCGCTTGAAGAGAGAGCCGACGGGAAGAATGGAAGCAGTTGACCTTCTGACAACTTTTTCCTGGAAGTTGAAAAGATATTCAAATGATGCTGGATCATCGAGATTTTCCACACCGACAGTCTTCTGAACATAGCTTGCACCAGTCCCAGTGGTATCGACCCAAATCTGCAATGATTTTGCTTTATAGTCCAGATTCCAAGACTCTTGTTTTCCATCACAAACTTCGACTTGAGTATAGAGGTTTGAATCAACCGCTTCACCACCACGAACGGTTTGTCGGTTCTTCAGCTGTGAAATATCTGCCGTGATATTCAAGTCTGAATAATTCATTGAAGTATCATCGAGATCAAACACGGTTGCTGTGTCGTTCATTTTGAAAAGGTGAACATCGCGTTCATAATCGACAAACCAAAAGAAGTTCTGAAACTTCGCGAGTTGTTCAAAGAAGGCTGTTGGCTTTTTATAAGCGACACGAACATCGACAAACTGCTGATCACCACGAATGACATTCTGAAGTGTGAATCAGCCGCTAGAAGCGAAGCAATGGTCAAATATCAGATTTCCTGTTGGGATTGTAGCATTGCAGATGACTTCTATTTGCAACCACACAATCGCCGCCTTGTTCGGAGAACCAACCACGGTTGCTCGGTCAAAACGGAATGCAGCAAAATTCCAGCAATCTTCATTTGCCAAACCAAACCAACTGCTTGACCCTTCATAATAGTTCGAAGCATCGGTTCAGACTCGGAGTTTGACAGAGGTGACAGAATCACCATATGTCAGCTTTATTTTGAACCAAAATCTGAAATGTTCCAGGGCTGAACAATCGACACTGCTGATTGTCTTCGTCCATTTTGCAGTTCCAGAACCAGAAGTTCAAGTTTTCTGTGCATTGGTTCATTCTATTCGGTCTGTCGCTTCGTTTGCCATTGCCAAACCGACACCAGACTGTGTCCACGCTGATTCAAATTTGTCCAGGTCTGAAGCTGCATCGGTTGCACAGTATTCATAGACGACAAGACCCATCATTTCGCGAGCATATTTGTTTGTGTAGGTGTCAGCAATATTCTTTGCGTCAAATATCTTCGTCCAGTCCGTCGCCGTGAGTTTATAGGAGAAAGTTCAAGACATTCCAAGTTCGGTGTTCGGATTCTTCATCGTGACTCCAGAGAAGACCAATCGTCCGCACGCCGTCCATCGTGCAATGGTTGCAGATAGGTTTGTCGTGAGTGTGATGGTCTTTGTGGTGTGATTGATTGCCTGGATAATCTTGCGAACCTGTCAGCTTCATTTTATGTCCAGGATCAATTCATCACCAACACGGAATTTTTGAGAAGTTTCGAAGGTGTCATCAACGACCAAGTCAGCTTGTCAACTGTTGGCTTGTGCCGTCAGCTTGAAACCTTCATATATGTTGATGATTGCACCTTCTGAAATGACTGTTTCGTTGACCGTGAAAGAACAAGTGTTCGAACGATTGTTCAGTTGTTCCTGAATTCGAATAGAATTGCGCTCTACGCTTTCGGTGACATCGGTTGAGTTGGAATATACCAGAAGCATTTTTTCGTTCGTTATAGACTAGAAAGAATTCAAACCAGTGTGCAATTTGAGTTCATCAATCACACTCCTTCCGATTTTCTGTGCAAATGTTTCATCATCTCCATAAAAAGAATTGCCATTGATCTCGACAATAATGGTTGGAGCATTGCCACGACTCAAATTTCCAGCCAGGTTGCCTTGCTGTGCAGCATTCAAAACAACTTCACCAGCGGAAAGCATTGCTGGAACTTTGTCGATACCACCTTGTCACTCAACAACGCCACTGAATCAATCAACCATTCCGCCGTGTGCGAATCTTGGAAGAGCAACTGGTGAAATGGTTGGAATTTGAAAGAGTCTATTGACTCGATTTGAAGCGTTGATCAACTCATTGAGAGCGTTGATTGTCCAGTTGATAAAAGATTCGATGGTTCCGATAACTCCATTGAACACCGTCTTTGCCACATTGGCAATGCCCCCAATCATAGCGTGGAATCATTCAGTGAATGTCATCTTCCCATCATTTGTGAACCAATTGACGAGTTCGAGAATTTTTTCTGTTATGAATACGCCAATCGAAGTGAGAGTTTCGACACCAAACTTTTTGATTTGATCCCAAGTGAGTCACCAGATGCCAGACAGCGTGTTCAATGCACCCTTCCAATCGCCAGTGAGTAATTGCCAGAATGCCTTGAATACTCCAGTGACGAGTGAAATCCAGCCAGTGATGACAAGTGTCAATCACTCAACAGCCAGTTTCAAAACTTCGATGATTCCTTCCCAGGCGAGTTGCGCACCAAATTTGATTGCGTCCCAAAGAAGTGAGAATATTCACCCGATGATGCCCTGGAGACCACCAAAGAAAGTGATGATTCCATTCCAGGCATTCACATAGACTTGTTTGATAGTTTCCCAGGCACCAGCAGAATCGCCAGAGAGCAGTTGAAAGAACGCTTTGAATATGCCAATGATACTTCCAAAGGTGACTTGGAAATATCCTGAAATCATATCCCAAATTCCTTTGAAAATAGGCATAAATTCGTTGACGACGGCTTTAATAGCATTGAAGACGGCAAATGTTATGTCTTGGATATGAAGGAAATTCGTTGTCCAGGCTTCTGCAAGAAGATAGACCGCTGCACCAATAGCAGCAGAAATTGCAATCAGTTCAGCGGAAGCAATGACGAATGGAAGCATTGCAACAGCCGCTGCATAGAGTGCTGGCACAAGAGCCGCTGTGATAGCGGCAGCAATACCGAGAAGCAGTGCTTGATTATTTTTCACAATGTCCGCCCAGTTCTTCATTGCATCAATGACTTGCGGCAGAACATTTGTCACGAGATCTAGAAGCCAGGCAACGATTTTCTTGCCGACTTCCAGGAGTGGTTGACCAGCATTTCGCAAGAAGAGTGTCCAGGCATCTTCCAAGTTCGACATCATACCATTGAAGGTTGAAGATTGCTTTTCCATCAGGTTTGCGAATCGTCCGCCCTCTCCAGAGAGATTTGACAAAGCCTTTTGAACTGTCTCGAATGGAATATGCAGATTTCCAATGTTTCACGCCATATCCTGAACTGCCATTCCAGTCACTTTTGAAAGTTCTTCCAGGAGTGGGACACCAGCTTCAGTGAATTGTCTCAACTCCATTCCAGTCAGACGACCAGCCGCGCGCACCTGACCATATGCCAGTGTCAGGTTTGGGAGTTTATCCATTCCGACTCCAGCAGCTATGTCACCGAGAACCTTCAAATCTGCCATAACTTCTTTTTGTGAAATACCATAAGCAAGAAGTTTCTTGGTTTCATTCTCAAGCCCCTGGAGTGTGAACGGTGTCTTTTTTGCAAAATTTGTCATTTCCTGAATGAGAGCGTTCGCATTCTCTGCACTTCAGGTCATTGTGGTAAAAGCGATTTTTGTCTGTTCCAGGGAAGCGGCTTGAGTGAGAGCAGAATGACCGAGAGCAACCATTGAAGCACCAAGTGCTGTCAGAACCCCCAAAAATGCCGCTGAAGGTGCGACAAGTTGGTCGAAGCTCTGTCAGACGCTTCAGGACATTTCCTTTGCGTTCTGATCCACATTTTTCAACACGCTGCTGGCTTGGTCAACAGCGGAAACAATGAATTCAACTTTTTGTGTCATTGGTTATTGATTATTGTGGGGGGTTGACTGGTTCCTTTTTCTTTTCTTTTGAGAAGAATTCTCGTTTCTGCATTATCAGCAA